GAGTTTAATCTGACAGCGTTTTTGATCATCTGCCATTTGTTCCAGTTTTTGGTGTACTGCATTATCAGGCAGATAGTTAACTGCCAGACTAATATCAGGAATTGATTTAGTACCGAGTAGCTTACGATCATATGCTGAGTTAAATGTTTTTACCGAGATTACAGTACTCTCAAACCCGGAAGTAGTGAAAGTGTTAACTTCAGGCACTTCAACAAAGTCAGTAGCGATTGCTTTACCAGCACTCGTACCCACTTCGACCCTAATATTAGCACCAGAGAAAATATCCATAGCCATTTTATATCCTTATAAAATTATTTTTAAGCATGACCATTCCATAGTCATTCTTTATATTTATTTACTTGCAGTATAGAACGTTAAAAATGCAGTCTCATTTTCAAAAATCATTGCAGTATTTGTAATGACCGAACCCACTTCAACTGGTATATAACCAGCGGAATCATAAACGAGCAAATCATCAACAATACTGAATGGCTGACCTGCAAATTCAACAATTTCCTCTGCATTTGTACCATCGTAAATTTTCATTGTTACGTATGGTGTATATTTAATATATTCCATTTGTTATCCCTTACATCATTGCTATTTCAAAATCAACCATCACCCATGTCGTTGCAGCGTTACCAGCTAATGCAACTGATCTCGCTGCACCGTTTACACTGGTGATCGCATCGACATATGATGCCGTAGGAGCCGACTGAGAGGCTAATACCGGGCAATATGGCATACGAAACCCAGTGAAACCTGGTAGTGGTTTTTGAACCACCATTACACTCCTGTTATCAGCATCAAGTGTCTTTCTGACAATTCCTCGTACCTTTATAGAACATCTCGTAATTTGAATAATCAGTTCATATACTGAAGAGCTTGTGCTCGTGAATGCAATATAGGGAGTTACACTGGGATCGGTATATGCCACCCAGTTACCATGTAGTGCATCAGATTCTGCTTTCGAATAAACATCTAAATTAGACCTTGCCTCTGAAATAGTCCTGCCGCCTGTGCCACCTTTGTTTACCGCAAGTGCCATGTTGCCTTCACCAGTACTGGAATATGCTCCCCATTCTCCTGAGTCATTCACCCAGAGATAATATTTACCATTTGGGGACAGATAATTTGACTGAGTACTACCAGACTGAACATGAGCAATACCTAAACTGGATTTTGCTTCTGCAACTGTCCTACCGCCTGTTCCCCCGCTTGCGACCGGGAGTGCATTGGATAGTACCAGATTGCTGATAGTTATTTCATTTGAACTGAGATTTGCAGTTAATAGTCGGTTATTGTTAAAGGAACCATTCGGGTCGCCGTCATTTGTTGACAGTAATAACAGATTTGGGCCATCCATACGGAAAATAGAACCGAATCGTGAATTGTATAAACGAAGGTTGTTAATACCTGATGTAGCTGTCGATCCTAACAATGCACCATAAAACTGAGGGGCATTGCCAATACCGAGGCCCAGATTGTTTTGTGCCTGTGCCTGAGTAGTCCCGCCTGTACCGCCATTGGCGACAGACAACGAATTGGTAAGATTCAGGGTATTGATCGCAACCGATGTACTGAACGTCTGCGGTGATGTCCATGTATTCGTACCGTTAAGTACCGGAACGGTCGCACCACTTGTGCCAATGTTTTGTACGGAAGCAGTACCAAGGCCCAGATTGTTTCTCGCACCACTCACTGAATTAGCACCAGTACCACCATAGACGAGGGGTAATGGTAATGGATTGCCTGTACTGTCCAGTGCACCCCACGAACCTGTATTCGAGATAAAGAGGCGATTAGCGGTACTGCCACTCTGCACATAGGAAAGTGCCTGTTCCTGTACGAAGCGTTCTAATGAAAGATTTTCCCGTGCTTTGGTAACATTACTGATATCGCCCAGATTACTGGCAATCTTTAGTTGTGCATCATCGGTAACGTTACTAAGTTCAACGTCTTTTTTGGTCAGTACTAAATTACCAGACAGAGCATGACCATTAATCGTATTAGTCTTTAGTGCATAGTTTGTATTGATATCTTTTGTCAGTGCATTTAATTCATCATTAACTTCGGTGAAACGTGTATCTGTATTTTCAATGGCAGTATTTAAATCATTCTTCATTTCGCTGATGGTTGCATTCACTTCATCAGTGGAATAAACATCAAGACTGTCACGTGCGGCCTGTACATCTGCTACATCACTAAGATTACCGGATATTGCCAGTGAACCAGTATCAGTACTGTCAATCTGAACGTTAGTACTGAGAGATTTACCGTTAACAGTACGAGTGAGAGGTACGTAACGTGCATCCATCTGTGTAGCGGTATAAATGCGTGTCCAGGCGGTTGTAGCATTCTTTGCATAGATACTCAGAGTACCCGTTTTAGTCATAGCAATACTGGAAACTGCTGTACCATCTACAAGCCCCACACCCATCATATCTGCACCAGCGGGATTACCTGCCTGTGTGGATGGTACTTTGATAAAGCCGTTACCTGTGGGTACATTTGGGGCGTACTGAGGAACGTCTGTTGTATTGGACCCTACACCATAATCCCCCTGTGAAATGGGGAGTAATGCAGTCATTGACATAGTACGGGCAATAACATCCTGTGGCGTAAATGTATAAGACTTCGTGACTACAGAATTTTTATCACCCGTTAACTGTGCACCAGTAATATAGCCGTTCACAATGGCATAGGTAATTCGGTTTTCTTCCATATCTAGTTGAAACTGGATAATTACCTGAAATAATTTCTGTGATTCAGCGGCATTGTCCAGAAACTGGTGAGTATCATCATCAGGCAAGTAGTTAACTACAATCTGGAATGGTTCTACTGATTTATCTGACAGAAGTACCGTTTTATAATCACTGTCATATGTTTCAAAACTATTGGTTTCTGATTTAATTGTGAGAGAGGGAAACGTATTAATCTCATTGATTGCTACATTACCTACTCCCTGTGGGGATCTGTTACCTGTGTCTGTATTATACAGTACTGACAATCCTCTTCCTGAGAAAATATCGCTCATTTTTATTCCTTTTCATTACCTTGTCTTTTCTGCAACTTGAATATTTATTGTGAATGACAAAGAAACCGAGCCAGTTATGGGATCAGTAACAATATCTGATTGTTCATATGAATAACTAATCAATATTAAACCCGCTTCTTTAAATGTTTTTGATTTGTCTGTATCGAATGTACTGATAATCTGATCATAGGTGATTGATGGTGCTGTATTACCCGATTCTGGTTTTGGTGAAATCAAATACTGAATGGCAAAGTTTGCAACTTGTCGTTGATTACCTAATGAAATACTCGTCAATGAGTAATCAAATGCAATCTGTTCAAATACATCCACATTCCGTGATACTGTGAGATTCTTTGTAGCGTTAATTAATTCCTTCATCGTACTTCGTACTTTCTGTACTAACATCATATCAGTAGTCCTCTGCAAATGAAGCACCAGCAAAAGTACGGAAATAGCAATTAACCATACCAGATAAATCATCTTCAATGTTATAAATTATCTGGTTTACACCACCAATGATTAGTACTGTACCAATAGTTACATCTGCGATTTTCAAATCTACTTTTTTCATTGTTACGTATGTTTCTGTGCTTTCGATAAATCCACCTGCCGCCTCAATAGAAACGGGGAGTACTTCCACTATTCCTGTAAAAGTACTCCCCGTAGAAGTATGGATTAGTTCACCAAAAGCATTCAGAAACGATTCCGTTTGATCGTTAGAAAATGCTCTCATAGTGATTAACCGATAACGATGTTTACGAATGCGTCAGCGTGAGCCAGGGCAATATCTGAGTAATCCCATACGCGATAAACGATGGTGTTACTGGAGCGATAGGTGGTGTCGTCAAAATCCACTTCCTGATTTTCCCAGTGAGCAATGATGACATTAGAGAAATCACCCATCAGAATTTCACCATCAGCGACGAATTCAGAAACGACAACGCGTACTTCATCTGCCAGCCACATTTCAGTACTGCGATAGCCTTCAACCATTGCTTTAGCAGCGGTGTTGTTGAGTACTGTAATCTGACGCAGTTTAGAGAGGGTTTTAGCGTTCATAACAGCTTTGACGCCACGCATATCTACATTGGCCTGTGCCAGTTGAGCTACAGCACCCTGTACATCAGCCAGTGTGATTGTGCCGGAAGTAGCAACCTCAAACTCAGGAGCAGCGGCAACAACTTTATCCATTACATTTTGTTCCAGACCCTGAGCCGCATAACGCAGTAGTTCAGCCTGAACGAATGATTCAATGTTAGGAGCAGTGAGAATTGCTGTTTTTGACAGTGGGATAGAACCACCAAACGCTTTGGGAGTTAAGGTAACTTTGGTAAATGAGGCAATGGAATCATCCTGAGCTTCTGCTTCACCATAGAATTTGAATACTGGAGCAACACCCGCCGCTTTCGGAATACTAAGATTGCCGCGACCAGCAAGGCCGGAATATACAGTTGTGTTTAATTCAGCAAGTGCAGAAATTTTCAGTAGTTCAGGAATATATTGATCCTGGAGATCTTCAACTACAACGCCAGCGGCAGTAGTAGTGTTGGTAGATGGTACTGCCGCACGGACAAAACCATTAATACCACGCTCATATGTATCAAGTGCCGATTTATCGCCAGTTTTAATGGCACGCACCATATCCTTTAAAAGGTTTTTATTATCCATTTCGTTGATTTCCTTATCATGACGAGGATTTTGTTTAGTGTTATTTAATTGACGTTTAAAATCCGAAATTGAAATTCCCTTTTCAATTGCTTCAGATACATCAATGTTGAGTACGTTACCAAGTGCCTCTAATTCACGAACACGTTCGGTATCATCTGTACTAATTGGTTCTTCACCATGTAGTTTATTTAGTAAATCAGGACGCTTAGAGATAATTTCCAAAAGTTCTTCATCAGTTAGCTCTTGCTTAATTTCTTCTTCACGTTCAACTGCATCTACTTCTTCACTACTTTCATCTTCTGCTTCAATAACTTCTTCAGTACTGTCATCAGTAGATTTATTTTCGTTCTCTGGATTATCCATATCCTTTGGCTCTTCCTCTTGAGTTGTTTCACCTTCTTTATTTAGTGATTTCAATTCAATATTAGAGTCCATCGAACGACCTACCCCGACTGTTGGATCAGCGGGAACAGTAACGAGGGATATTTCGTAAATTTCATAGTCCGTGACGTAAATATTATTACCATCAATTCGATAATCATTGATGTTATAGCCAATACTGATATGTGACAGTACCCCTTCCTGAATCATTTCCCATTCATCATTGGCAGTACTGCTAATTCGCAACGTAGCTCTGCCAATGCGATCAGCGTCAATCCGTGCCGATTCAACGACACCAATTAAATCATCACGATTGTGATTGAAGAGTACCGCCCCATTATTATTAAGGCGGCTTAGATTTACATTAATGTCGTCACATAGAAGAATCTCATTATAGAGTTCGCCGTTGATTTCACGTTCTACGGGAGTTTCTGAGCAGAACGCTACATCAATAGTACGCGATTCTGTATTAATCGCTTGTAGGGGCTTCGTTAGTTCCCTCTTCTGGTTTTTGATTTCCATCCGTGATCACTTCCTTGTTGTGATTTTCTTTTTCCTTTTCTGCCTGTACCTCTGCTAATACCTTCACTGGATCACCGCCTAATTCAGCAATAACCTGTGTTTTAGATTTAATACCTGCGTCTAACTGGAGTAGTTCAGCCTGAATATCCTTGACAGGATCTAAACTAATTGGTTTCTGAGATATGTACCGGGCACAAATAAGATCATCAAAGTCCGAGAAACTTAGATTTAACTTATTATTATTTAGCATTTCATTCTTTAACCAGGCAATATAGATTGGTTTGAGCACTTTACTGATCAGAACATTAGTACGAGTACGGAACGTAGTTTGCTGTAGCTTTTCTGTAAGGCGACTTGCACTAAATGAAGCATTGGATGTATCAGATAGTAATGCCTGTTTTGTTACGTTAAGGCCCATTGAAATCTGATTCATCAACTCATTAGTAAATTGATCAATCCCATCGACACCATTAGTTGGTGTTACGGTTTTAATATCCTGCCCTTCAGCTAATTCACCAATAAAACCAGCTTCAAAATACTCTGTATATACTGGTGTAACTTCCTCCCGTTCATCAGCCCCTAACAGATCAGTACTGGCAGTGTCATTATTGTTTGTAATGAATGCCATTGAGCTTGCTGAAACACGTTTAGCTGTCAGTGCAGCCTCTGTGAAGTTTTTCAGGTCTTCCATCAGTTTGGATGTGGCAACCATATCGGGCAGCCCGCGTTCCTGGCCTTGCTGATCAGCAATAAAATAGTGACAGATTTCCCCTGCGGGGATAACTTCATAATCACCTGTAATATAATTATATGTAACAGGGTTAAATCTACAGAAGTAGTAGTTTACTGGTCGGTGCCATATATCAAACTCAATACCATTACTGATGTAATTACCATTACTAAGATGTTGATTATTTAGTTGTAAGAGTCGGGCGGTATCCAGAATTTCAAGCTTGATAGTACTGTTAATGTTATGAATGCGAATAAAACATTCACCATCCTGTACTCGAATCTTTTCAACATTCTGTTGAAAAAGGTCAAAACTCAATGAACCATCAACGCTAAAACGGTCTGGATCATAAGCCCAGCGATCAAAAAGTTTTTCTAAGCGTTGGTTGATTTCATTGATTTTATCTTCAGTACCGTCAATCTCAACTGAAGGTTTAACATAGAGGCCATCAGAGCCTACAACGCCATCTACCGAGAGGTTCATGTACTTACGACCAATGGGATTCTTAAGTACTGCATCGCGTGAAAATGCCCTGAATGTAGGTAGTGCTTTCATTAACAAGAAATTGATATTGCAACCTGAGCTTGAATTGAATCCAAAATTCATAACAGCAGTATTTCGTACTGCCTGCAAATCTCGTTTCAATGTACTTTGTTTTAATGAACGTTCCTGTTTAATAATTTTTTGTTTTTCTTTTACTTCTGTTTTTTTCTTCCAGAACATTAGCGTGTGCTCCCAGGCTTAGGCTTGAAAACCGTAATACTTTTGATTGGTTTACCGCCATTAGAGAAAGAACCGCCGTTCATTTTCATGAATAGAGCATTAGCACGTTTTACATAGCGTTCTCTCATCGATTCTAATGATGAAAGTGATTCGCTAACTAGAGTTTTATTATTGATCGTAATTGTAATGTTAGCCCCGCCTGAAACTTTATTAGCAATTACACTATCAATTTCAATAATCATCTGTTTAAGCTGTGCAAATTCAGACGTATAAAGTACTGGATTGATGACTTCAGAAGTGAAAGTACTGGCATGTCCATTAGAAATTTGAGTACAGAATAGTAATGAAGTAAAGCTAATAACAACAATTGTAGCAGCGGGTACTACAACTTTAATATCCATAGGGTTTGAAACCATATAGATCTTTTCTGGTAGGAGTGGCATTCGATTTCCTTATCATTTACCGAACCAGTTTGATCCCATCCCAGTACGCCTATTCCGTTTTGGTTTTTGTACTGTTTCTGGTTTTGACTGCGTTTCATTTATATTATTTATTGTTAACTTGGCACTTTCAGTAGATTTGTATTCACGTAGTTTTTTAAATGGTTGAGTACCGAGTTTTGACTGAGCAAATACTATGGCAATCATTCCATAGACGAGACAATCCAACGCCTCATTGCGTTTCTGGCCCTTCTTTAGCCTCCAGACTAATTTGCCACCTGCGGGTCTTAACTCTTCTGCTGAGAGTTGTTCAAAATAGTCCGACGGGAGGTTACTGGAAAATCGTAGATGTACTGGGGCGTTATCTGCTTCACTGGATAACATAAGGTTAAGCAGTTTACGTATGGTGTTCTTTTGGTCATGTGCATTTAGCATCTGGAGCTGATAGCCAGCCTGTGTACTGGTCTTGAAGAGATCACCTGTAGTACTGCTAGATCCCTTAACAGGATGGTACTTCGCCCAGCGTGCGGTGAACTTCTTAACGGTATCTGTAGCGTTACCATTCGAACTATCCACGAATACAGCCAGCGTAGGTACTGTGCGACCTGATACAGTACTGAAATCCTGCCTACAAAATGTGTCTAAGTCCTTCCATGCAGGGGCTTCAATCTTCGTACAATCGTGAGAGTAGAAAAATTCATGGCCCAGTACATAAATGTTCTTCTCATCAAAAGCCAGTAAAGTACTTTCCAGGCGGTCTAATTGCTGGTCAACAGCAATACAGATACCCAGAGTACTTTCAGGAATTTTATGAAGATTAAATTCATCTTCACGCAAAGATTCTAATTGGAGAATATCAAGTTCTTTCTGATATTCATCTTCATAGGGTAATCCAAGTTCATTATTATAAAACGTCTGTAAATTGAAGTTGTATAGAGCATCAGCAAATTTAGAAACCATCTCAGTAATTGTATTCAAGGGTGAATACATACGGCTGATTTGATAACCCACTACTCCCGGTTCACCTTCAGTACTAGTAGCAATCCATTTACCATTATCAATCATCTGATGGCGTGTATGCTCATCTATTTCTTCCTGACAATGGGGACAAATCAAACGGGTAGTAGTACTGTCAGGAATTGACCTACCATTTTCTAATTGCTTAAATTCGAATGCCACCTGTTCCCATTCAAATGTATATTCATGACCGCATGTATGAGTAACAAAGTAGCGGCGTTTATCACTGAGGTTATATTCAGCGTTAATCAAATCATCTTTATATAGTGGAGTACTTGATATTGCGATCAGAGCATCATCACCAAAAGTACTGGTACGGGCTTCTGCCAGTTTGATTGGATTACCTTCATCAGTAATCTCGCAGTTACTCACCTCATCAAGTAACACAACCCTTGTTGTAATGCCGCGTAGGTTCCCCGGCGTGTTTAGGTTAAGCCAGTAAATGAATGTGCCATTAACCATTTGTGTTTGTTTTGAGTTGTTGGCGGCGTTCTTATCATTTTTATCAGTTACTAATGGCCTCAGTACTGAACTTGTTTCCACTGCGGGGAGGAACTTCCCGTCCTTGAATTTCTTCACCTCTGATTCACTGCTTGAGCCAAAGGCAAAATTGCAGGGATCATTTGCCATAAGGTTAAATGCTATAGACTGGAGTACTGTTGTCTTAAGCAATTGCGAGCAGGATTGCAGTACAATTTTCTTAGTACTGCGGAGTTGAGCTATATCCATTGGTTCGCGTTGAAAACTGAACGGGAGCCAGTCAAGCCCCATGTTCGGCCCATCAACAAATTTAACTACACCATTAGAAATCCACTCTGACGTATTTTGAATCTTAGGAGGTTGAAGTGTTGGTAGTACAGTCTTCAATATGTTTGTTAATTTTTTCTTGTTTGATTGCATCCTCAAGCACTTCCATGTCTTCGGGTAGCTCAAATTCCATTGAGCCTAATTGGTATAATGTTCTATCAATGTGCATCCTTAGAATATCACGTAAATCTTTTGCATCTTTTTGTGCAAATAGCTCTAGATATGT